AATCGGTATACCGAAAAGCCGATCGGATCCGCAGGAATGAGATCTCTCTTAGCTGGTGCACTTCATGCAACTCCTTGAGGACCATCGTTGATCGCAAAGGCAAATGCAGGATATGCAATTTGCGCGAGAGCACCGAGAGGACCGAAAAAGAGTCTAGAAAGCTCATAGAACAGCTCGATAGGGAGAAGCGCGAGAACTACCTCAAGAACGAACCGTTCCGAGGGTCGAAGCGAGAAGACCTCGCCGAAAAGCTCAGCATCATCAAGCAGATCAAAGCGGATAAGGGGTTCCTTGTTCGTGAGGAGATTCTTGAGCTTGCTTATGAGACCAGAAGATACAACGCAGCGCGATCGAGGCTTCGTCACATCCGCGAGGATCTCGGAATCAGCCCTCGCAAGAATATGTAGGTTTTGTGAATCAGAAAAAAAGTAGTCGAAATGAGTGGGGAATTCTCAAAAACCCCAGGTTAAAGGAAGTGAAAATAAGTTGACTGAATCAGTAAAAATAAACAGTCTCGAGCTTGAGAACGTCAAACGCGTAAAAGCGGTGAAGCTCGAACCCGCACAAAGCGGCCTCACAATCGTAGGTGGCCGTAACGGCCAGGGCAAGACGAGCGTTCTCGATGCCATCTCCTGGGCTTTGGGCGGCAACAGGAAGAAGCCCAGTCAGCCCCACCGTGAAGGGTCCGCAACGGATCCTTACCTCCATGTCGAGCTCACGAATGGTCTCATCGTGGAGCGCAAGGGTAAGACCTCAGCGCTCAAAGTAATCGATCCTGCTGGTAATAAGTCAGGACAGAATCTCCTCGACCAGTTCATCGAAGCGCTCGCGCTCGATCTGCCGAAGTTCATGGAATCGACCTCGAAGGAGAAAGCCCAGACGCTTCTGCAGATCATCGGCGTAGGAGAAACCATCTTTGAGCTAGAAGCCAAGGAGGAAAAGCTCTTCAATCAACGTACGAGCATCGGCCAGATGGAGCGCCAGAAGCGTGGAGCCGCCGAAGAGATGCAGTTCTATCCGGGCACACCATCAGAGCCTGTTAGCGCAGCTGAGCTCATCCAACAGCAGCAAGAGATCCTGGCTCGCAATGGAGAGAACCAGCGTAAGCGCGAACGGGTGACCGATATCGAAGCTGCGCTGGCCAGCACAGAGCACGATGCTCAAGCACTTGCCGATCGTATCTCGGAGCTAGGAGAACAGCTCTCTCAGAAGAACGCAGATATCGAAAAGCTCCACGAAGAATTAGCAACAGCGAAGAAGAGCGCTGCTGCATTGCAAGACGAATCCACGTCTGAAATCGAAGCATCCATCGCCGCGATCGACGAGACGAACGCGAAGGTTCGCACGAACGCCGCTCGCGCTATTGCCATGAAGGATGCTGACGAACTCAAAGAGCAGTATGAGGATCTCACGCGTGAGATCGAGAGCATCCGCGCCGACAAGATGAAACTCCTTGCAGATGCGAAGCTGCCCCTTGATGGCCTCACAGTCGAGAAGGGCGAGCTTATCTACAACGGCAACGCCTGGGACTGCATGTCGGGATCCGATCAGCTCCGCGTGGCCACCGCTATCGTTCGCGCTCTGAAACCTGAATGTGGCTTCGTGCTCGTGGACAAGCTCGAGCAATTCGACCCGCAGACGCTCCAGGAGTTCGGAGCATGGGCAGAGTCCCAGGATCTGCAGATCATCGGGACGCGTGTTTCTACCGGAGACGAATGCTCGATCGTCATCGAGGATGGCTATTCGAACGCACAAGTCACTCCTACTTCTATCCCCGCCCCGCAACTAACAACTGAACAACCTAATGAGGAGGTAAACCCATGGCAGATGATGTAACAACAGCATCAAAAGTGCGCATCGAAGCGCTTGAAGAGCTTACAGATATATATCTTGAAGCAAAAGCAAACTGGGAATCTGCTCGGGAGCAAATCAAAAGGATCTTAGAGCCGGGTGAGAAGATCACTTTGCCGAATGGCGTGAAAGTCGCAAGATCCTATGAAGGGCTTTGCAATACTGCTACGCTTTCCGCGAAAAAAGTTCAAACTCAGTATCCAGATGTTTATAAAAAATGTTTGACGTACAGGAATTCTCCATCTCGTCTCATTGTCACCCCACCCAAGAAAAGGGGTGATGAATAATGGCTCTTAACATTACTCGAGGCAAGATCGCTAAAGCGCAGAAGGTCGTGATCTATGGCCCTGAGGGCATCGGCAAGACCACGTTCGCTTCTCAGTTCCCCGATCCGCTCTTCGTTGACACCGAGGGCGGCACGAACCAGCTCGATGTTGCTCGTATCGATCCAGCACCAAAGTCTTGGAACGAGTTGCTAGGCATCATCGAAGCTGTAAAGGTTGAGCGCCCTTGCGCAACGCTCGTTCTCGACACTGCAGACTGGGCAGAGATGCTCTGTATCAACCATCTTTGCATCAAGAACAAATGGGACTCGATCGAGGCTCCTGGGTATGGCGCAGGATATACAGCCATCAAAGAAGAATTCGGAAAGCTCCTGAACAAGCTCTCTGATCTAGTCGAGATCGGCATCAATGTAGTCTTCACCGCTCATGCGATTACTCGTCGCTTCGACCGTCCTGATGAAGCATCGAGCTATGACCGGTGGGAGCTGAAGCTCCAGCGCAAGACCGCTCCACTGGTAAAAGAATGGGCAGACGTACTGCTCTTCGTCAACTACAAGATCATCGTCGAGAATGTCGATGCTGGCATGAACCAGAAGAAGGGTAAAGCTCGCGGCGGTAAGCGTGTCATGTATGCGGAACACAACCCCTGCTGGGATGCCAAGAATCGTTACGGCCTTACTGGCGAGCTTGAGTTCGATTTCAAGGTCATCGAGCCATTCATCACGACAGCAACACCTATTCAGCAAAGCTCCGCAATTACTCCGCAGCCTACACAGCAAAGCGCTCCACGACCTGCGCAAACAGCTATTCCTACTCCCCCGCCGGTAAGCGTGCCGGTTAGCCCTCAGACAGAAGCTCCTGCGCTCCCGGAATGCTGGAATGGCGTGCTTGCCCTTATGAAGCAGGACAACATCACCCTTGAGGATATTCGCATCCTCTCGAGCGAGATCAATCATTTCATGCCCGCAGAGATGGACCCTGCGAACTATGACCCCGATTACGTGAAGCGCGGCATCGAAGCGCAGTGGCCTCTGTGCGTCTCCAAGATCCGCGAATACTACAACAACCAACCCGTACCGTTCAGCAACTAAATAAAACAGAAAGGACAAACGCAATGGCAACTACCGACAACACCGCTCTCGACTGGGATTCTGAATACGAAGACAACGGATCTGGCTTCATCCTGCTCGATCCTGGCTACTACCCCTTCACGGTCGACAAGCTTGAGAAAGAGTTTTACGAAGGCTCAGAGAAGGTTCCCCCTTGCCCCCGCGCATCGCTCACGCTGAAGGTCCAACTGGCTGATGGACGCGAGACGAGCGTATTCGATTCGATCCTGCTCTACTCAGGCGGCACGTGGCGAGTCAGTCACTTCTTCGAAGCTATTGGCTTCCAAAAAGAACCCAGCGTCGCAGATCCAGATAAGCTCATCATGAAGCCCCACTGGAGTGAAGTGATCGGCAAGCAAGGCTGGGTCAAGATCAAGAATCGTAGCTACACAACGAAGAATGGCGAGGATCGAACCACGAACGATATCGATGAGTACGTCGATCCGAAGGATTGGAACAAAGCGCTCGCATCCTACCAACAGACCGCCCAACCAACAGCGCAACCTGCAGCGCAGCCCGTAGCAGCACCGCAGCAACAGCAGACGCAGATGCCGATGCCTGCTCAGCCTCAGCAGACGCTCAACCCCTACTCGATGGATTAGAGCGATGGAGCTGAGACCATATCAAGAAGAAGCGCGCGTGGCCATAGAGCGCGAATGGGACGAGGGGCGCGATCGCACGCTCCTCGTCCTGCCTACAGGCTGCGGCAAGACGATCGTGTTCTCGATGGTCGCTAAAGACGCGGTCATGCAAGGCGGTCGCGTGCTCATCCTGGCTCATCGAGGAGAACTCCTCGAGCAAGCAGCGGACAAGCTCATGAGCGCAACAGGGCTCGGCTGCAGCGTCGAGAAGGCGGAGCAGACGAGCCTCTATGGCTTCGAGCGAGTAACGGTAGGATCCGTGCAAACGCTCATGCGCCAGAAGAGACTTGATCAGTTCGCTCCTGACCACTTCGACACCATCGTGGTGGACGAAGCGCATCATGCGCTCTCAGATAGCTACCAGACGGTACTGCGCCACTTCAAAGACGCTAAGGTACTCGGTGTCACCGCAACGCCTGACCGCGGCGATCGTAGGAATCTCGGCGAGTACTTCGATTCTCTGGCGTACGAATACACGCTCCCCAAGGCGATCAAAGAGGGTTATCTCTGCCCCATCAAGGCGCAGACCATCCCTATCAAGCTCGACCTATCGAGCGTTGCAATATCATCCGGTGATTTCAAGGTATCGGATTTAAGCAGCGTTCTCGACCCTTATCTTGAGCAGATCGCTGAGGAGATGGTAGCTGCAGGGTGCCTCGATCGAAAGACCGTGGTGTTCCTGCCTCTGATCGACACCTCGCAGAAGTTCCGCGATATTTTGGTTCGCCATGGATTCAGGGCAGCTGAGGTGAACGGCAACTCGAAGGATAGAGCAGAGGTGCTCCAAGACTTCGAGGATGACCGCTATAACGTGCTCTGCAATTCGATGCTCCTCACTGAAGGATGGGACTGCCCCAGCGTGGATTGCATCATCGTCCTTCGCCCCACTAAGGTGCGTTCCCTCTACTGTCAGATGGTAGGGCGCGGCACTCGCCTATCACCCGAGACGGGCAAGGACCATTTGCTCTTGCTCGACTTCCTTTGGCATGTAGAGCGCCATGAGCTGTGCCGTCCAGCGCATCTGATCGCAGCTGACGTGGACGTTGCGCATGCCATGACCAAGATCATCGAGGATGCACCCGCCCCTCTCGACCTCGAGGAGGTCGAAGCGCACGCAGAGCAAGACGTGCTCGCGCAACGCGAGGAATCGCTCGCCAAGCAGCTTGACGCGCTCAAGAAGCGCAAGCGCAAGAATGTGGATCCTCTGCAGTTCGAGATGTCGATCCAGGATCAGGACCTTGCGAATTACATGCCATCCTTCGCATACGAGATGGCGCCAATGTCTGAAAAGCAGGCGAAGTACTTGGATGAAGCCGGCATCGACAGCTCCGCGATCGAGTGCTCCGGCAAGGCATCGCTTCTGATCGACCGCCTGCAGAAGCGCCGTAAGGAAGGACTCACGACTCCTAGGCAGATTCGTCAGCTCGAATCCCGTGGCTTCCAACACGTGGGCGAATGGAGCAAGGATGACGCATCCAAGCTCATAACTCGCATCGCTTCCAATGGTTGGAGAACGCCTCGTGGCATTGATCCTGCGACCTACGTCCCAGGAGGTGCAGCATGATCGAGGATAGCTACTACGACATGCAAGAAGTCCTGGATTTCTTGGATCCAAGTGATGTGCAGTACCAGGATTTCGTCGTGGTCGGCATGGCGCTCAAGGACGCAGGCTATCCGTTCTCCATGTGGGAGGACTGGGCGCGCCGTGATGCCAAGCGCTACAAGGGTAACGGCAACATGGAGCGCAAGTGGGAAGGCTTTGGCCATAACGCCGGAGAATCAGCAACGCTTGGTTCTATCGTGCAGCTCGCACGCGATCATGGATGGGCTCCTGCATACGATCCAGGATGCGCGCTCGGCTGGGACGATGAATACTCCGATAACAGGCCAGAGGGTCAGATCGTCGACCCTTCGTGGGTCGAATCATCGGAGATCGAAGTCCCGGAAGGCGAATGGCACGGCTACAAGGAGATCATCGAATACCTGCAGACGCTATTCGAGCCAAGCGAGTATGTTGGCTACGTCACCGAATCCTGGCTCGATGAGGACGGCCGATGGAAGCCTAGCCGGCGCGGTAACTACCGCAGGACCGCAGGAGAGCTGATCGAAGGGCTTACCAAGTACAAGGATGAGCTCGACGCTTGTCTGGGCAAATACGAGCCTCTTGCAGGCGCATGGATCCGCTTTAACCCGCTCGATGGTCAAGGTGTTAGGAACGACAACGTTGCGGAATTCAGATACGCGCTCGTCGAGTCCGATAGCGTTGAGATCGAGAAGCAGAAGGCCATCATCGAAGCCCTGGAACTGCCTGTCGCAGCGCTCGTTCATTCCGGAAACAAGTCGATACATGCGGTCGTCAAGATCGATGCGAAGGACTACGACGAGTATCGAAAGCGCGTCGATTTCCTGTACTCGACCTGCGCGAAGAACGGCCTCAAGGTCGACACGCAGAACAAGAATCCCTCTCGCCTATCGCGCATGCCCGGCGTTTGGCGCGGTGAGAACAAGCAGTTCTTGATCGCTACGAACATCGGCAAGGAGAACTGGAACGCATGGCTCGAATGGTTCGATGAGACCAACGACGATCTGCCAGAGCCTGAGAGCTTAGCGGATGCCTGGGAGAATATGCCAGAGCTGGCTGACCCGCTCATCGATGGAGTCCTCAGGCAAGGGCACAAGATGCTGCTCGCTGGCCCCTCTAAGGCTGGCAAGTCCTTCGCGCTCATCGAGCTGTGCATCGCGATCGCAGAGGGCAAGCCGTGGCTCGGCTGGAAGTGCACCCAGGGACGCGTGCTCTACGTGAACCTTGAACTCGACCGTTCGAGCTGCTTGCATCGATTCCGCGATGCCTATGAAGCACAAGGGCTAAGTCCGGACAACATCAATAATATCGACATATGGAACTTACGCGGCAAGTCGAAGCCCATGGACAAGCTCGCTCCTGGACTCATCAGGCGTGCGATGAAGACCCGCCCTATAGCAGTGGTCATAGACCCGATCTATAAGGTGATCACCGGTGATGAGAATAGCGCTGATCAGATGGCGGCGTTCTGTAACCAGTTCGACCGTGTGTGCACCGAGCTTGGGTGCGCTGTGATCTACTGCCACCATCACTCTAAGGGCAACCAAGGATCGAAGCGCTCAATGGACAGGGCATCGGGATCGGGCGTGTTCGCGCGCGACCCTGACGCACTCCTTGATCTGATCGAGCTTGAGCTCACCGACGAGATCAAAGAGCAGCAAGTGGATCTGTTCATGCGCAATGAGTGCACGTTGTTCCTCGACAACCTGCAGAATGGCCAAGACTGGCGCGATAGGTGCCCAGAGGACGATCAGCTGGTCGGCAATAAGCTCTTCGCGTGGTGCAGGAAGAACCTGAAACCCGACTACTACTCATGGCTGAGGATCCGCATCGATGACGCTAAGAAGAGGGCACGTGAGCGCTCTGCGTGGCGCATCGAGGGTACTCTTCGTGAGTTCCCCAAGTTCGAACCGGTCAATGTTTGGTTCGACTACCCGATGCATTCAGTCGACACGATCGGAATACTCGCTGATATCGATACGGACGCAGAATCAACTAAGAAGAAGCGCCGTGCTGAAGGACAAGCGCGCAAGACCGAATCGAACCGCGAGAAGAAGATCAAAGCGCTTCGCGCAGCCATGACGCAATGCCAGCTCGACGGCGTTGAAACGACGCGTAAGAACGTCTATGAGCGCCTTGGCGAAGTCGATGGCAAAGAGATCTCAGAGAGCACTCTCAATGAATGGACGAGAGCGGGGAAAAACGAATGGTGCCCTATCAAAATAGACCCCGAAAAGCAACGCGAAGGCATCCTCGTCGACTCTGAACTTGATGCGATCGTAGAAGGATTCTAGGGGTGGTAATGCTTATGTTTTACCAACACTACCACCCTGGTAAACATCAACATTTACCACCCTTGGTGGTAGGTGGTAATAATCCAAACTCTACCACCCTACCAGGGGCGGTAAAAATGGGGGTGGTGCCTTTACTACTACGTAGTAAAGGGTTAACACCCACCCTGAGGGGGTAAGTAGTAAGCACGGTGGGCGGTAAACCGCGCCCACCTTAGCGCGTGATGCTTAGCTTACTACCAACCCCCTGCGGCAGGGTAACCGCGCGAGACAAAATGAAATCTAAAACCTAGGAGATCGATATGAATTCAAGACCTAAACTCATCTGTCCGATCAATAGAAGGCGTTGTAAACGTAACTGCGCTCTTGCAATGCTCCTTGAACACAACACCGAGGAATGGATCTGCTCCCTGTCGGCCATCACTCCGACTTACACGATCAGTCCAACGGCGAACACACAACAATTCCGTCCTCAAGTGTCGAAGGTGATGCACGATGCCTAAAAGAGGACTGAACTTCTGGTGCACGCTCGAACCTCCGACTACAACGCACAACGACCTCGAAGCTGTCGTGAACCGAAAGACCGGCAAAGCGTTCATCCGCAAGAGCACAGCTCTCAAAGAGATCGAAGCGAAGCTCGAAGCACACATGGCATCTCATCGTCCAGAAGAACCATTCCATGGTGCGTGCGAGATCTCGATGTGCATCTGCTACCAAGCAGACACGAAGCATCCGAAGGGGCTCAAGATCACAAAGCCCGATAACGACAACCTGGAGAAGACGATCTTCGACGTGTTGGAACGCTTGGGTTTCTTCGAGATCGGGGACCAGCAGATAGCGATCAACCACACGACGAGATGCTACGACGTTCGCCCTGGCATCTACATCGAGCTCAGGGAGGTGTAGAAGATGACGAAGAACACGATGAACGACCTGAACGATCATCTCTTTATGGCACTGGAGCGATTGAACGATGAGAACCTTTCAGGTGAGGAGCTTCAGCAGGAGATCGAGCGATCGAAAGCTATCTCAGAGGTCGGCAAGACCGTTATCGACAACGCGAAGACGGTGTTATCGGCGATGAAGTTCAACGATGAGAAGCTCGATGCGAACATGCAACTACCGAAGATGCTCGGAGGTGGATCATGAGGTACACCGATGAAATGAAGAATTTCTTGCGAAGCTTCATCCCTGGGCATACGGCGAAAGAGATTGCAGCAGCGTTCTATGACGCTTTCGGGATCAAGCTGACCAAGTCGAAGATCCAGAACCTGAAGACGAGGCTCGGTGTGAAGTCAGGCACCATCGGCGGTCGGTTCGAGCGTGGCCATGTGCCAGCCAACAAAGGAAAAACCTGGGAAGAGCAAGGGATTAGCGAAGACAAGCGGCAGAGGATGCTCTCAGCCTGCTACAAGCCCGGCAATATGCCGCATAACGCCAAGGACAAGCCGATCGGCTACGAACGAGTTACCAAGGACGGCTATGTGGAGGTGAAGATCGCCGACAGGCCAACGCAGAAAGAGCGCAACGACAACTTCCGCATGAAGCATCACATCATCTGGGAAGATGAGAACGGCAAGCCCGTCCCTCCTTCGACGATGATCGTGTTCGCTGATGGCGACAAGCGCAACTTCGACCCTGGCAATCTCGTGGCAGTTCCTCGAAACCTCTGGTCGGTCATAACGAGGAAGCGCATCCCCTACTACGACCGTGAGAGCCTCGAGCAAGCGATGGCCATAGCTCGCCTCGACAGGAAGATCTACGAGAGGCGTTTGGATCCTAGAATCTGCGGATGCTGCGGCAGCTCGTTCAAGCCGAGATATGCGAATCAGAGGACGTGCGATGTCTGTCTCGAATCGGGGCGCAGATCACCAAGGAGGAGATCATGATCGATAACTCATGCGGGCGGTGCGCGCATTGCGCGAATCGTCATGGCTCTTACAGGACGAACGACGGCGTATGCCTGCTTATTGGCGT